CTCACTATGACGAGTATAACAGTTGGTGGGAACCCGGGGCTGTGGAGAAGAGGAAACATCCTAAGGACGTCGAACGCAGACTCCGTGCTTCCGTGTCCACTCCTCGGAGGAGGAAGAGACCACCACTCCACAAATTCGATTCCACCAAAGGATACCCCGGGGAAGGGCCTCCTGAGGAGAAAAGAGAATCGAAGCGCAAACCTTTCATCGTGTGCTCTTACTTGCGCGCAGCGACGTGTGACCGGAAAGAGGAGCGGCACTACCACCGGCGGAACAACGGTGAGTCTGGTGCAGCCCGGCGCCTTCGTCAGAAAAAGGCCAAGGCTGAGGAGGCAGCGGCGCAAGCAATTGCCGCTCTCACCGGTAAGCAGATCAAGCGAAAGACTTTCGAGCCGGTTTACGAGAGCACCGCTTGTAGCGTCATGGACTGTGCAATCAACGGGCATGCCCATGCCAGCGTGTACCAACCGATCGACGACCCTGAACTCGAGAAACACATCGTCGATCTTGGTTGGCGCACGCCCACCGTGTCCGAAGCCATCTGGAATGATTCTTGGCATTACGACGCTGGCGCCTATGAGGAGAGCGAAGACGAAGAGTGCTCGCCAGACACCGCGTCAGAACCTGAGGAGGTAGAACAAACACCCACCGAAAACAAACGTACTAAAACAATGCCCACTACACTACCGGCTACGGCCGAGACTGGGAATGATGAAGTTGTTGAGGAGAAGGTGTGCTTCCAGGAAGATGCGAAAGCCGAAGAGCCTGTCGAAAACATTGCCGATGTCTTCCGAACCTTCGAGTTCGCGGCGATGCCCGAACAGAAAGAGAAGCCTCGCGTGCAAGTGCACGTCTTTGAAGAGAGCCAAAAAGCCGCCATCCAGGCACATTACCACTGGCTCGTTGATCCGCGCAACCATGCCGAGGCTGGACGCCGCGCCCTTCTCGAGCCAATCAATGCTCAAATCAGGGAAGAAGGTGAGGTGCGCCGGCTGGCTCGGTCCGAGGTGCTGCCCTTCAGACACCGTCTCATGCAGCAAATACGCAACGAACGGCTAGGAACTAGTCTCGGTGTCATCACAGGCGCTGGACCACCACCGTCGCGCGCTATGCAAGCCGTTTCAGGGGCCATTGCGGTGGGGTACACCAGCACCAAGAAGCTGTCAAAGACTGTCGAAGCCGAGATGAGGAAGATTCAGAAGCACTACGATGAGCTCGGACCAAAACCGGTCTTTTTGAGCCCAATTGAGAAGATGCGTACCGAGGCGCGCGCCACGGCTGCCGCTACACCGCGGACTCCGGCGTGCGGCCAGCTCGACGGGGTGGAAACCAAGGACCACCCGGACGACGACAAAGAAACCGCGGCCCGGAAGAAGAAGGTGCGCGGTCACCTCGAGACGATGAAAAGCTTGGTGTCATTGTTTTACAAGCCTGAATCCCTTGATGTCGCCGTGTTGTACTTCACCAGTTCACCGGCGGAGGAGAGCTGGCTCCGCAGGTTAGCCATGGGGATCTCAAAGGTTGTCAGCACCAAGCAGGTGGCGCACTACATCGCCAATGACCGTAAAGACATGACACTCGACGAGGTAGAGGCTAATTCGTCAGCGTCATCTGGCGTCGACAACCTCTTTTTCGGGTTGGAACTTGCAGGCAACACCACTAGGGAGGCCGCCTCCCAGACCTTTTTCGACATCTTCCGCACAAGCAAGCTCGGGGTCTATTACCCCGTCCTGGCGCACAAACTCATGTGCTCCGACCGCACCCGATCCCGACCGGCACTCGATAGTGAAGGCTATCTCAGCAGTCAGATTTACTCGGGAATCAGTAGCACCTACGACAACTTGAAACCGATTCTGAGTGACGTGACCTACTTGCAGGCCGTGGCAGACTTGGATCTCGGAAGCGTACCGCATCTCCACATGGAACGCTTGCTCAACACGTTGATACATGTGCACAACCAGTCAGTCGCCCTTGGATGCACCAGCATCGGTAAACTGACAGCACCGGGGAGAACGCCTGTGTGGTCTTTTCTTCAGGGGTCTCGACGTACGGTGTCGAGACCGTCGGACTCAGCAGGGAGGCGGTAAGCCAAATCCCGCTCGAAGTCGAAAAGCCGTACTATTCAAACAAACTATTCACCTGTGTCAAAGGTGGGGAGTATTGGGTGAACGATGAGTGCGATTTCGGGGAGACAGTCCCGGAATCAAAGATGACGCGCGATGGTAGGTATCACTCGCAATTTTGCACATTCGGTCACAATGGTACGCGCTTATGCGTCTCGAACTACACACAAAAATTTGGAGTACGGCGGATGACTGGAATTCGCAACTTCCCAGACGACCCTGGTGAAGCTGAAGCACGCCGTCGCGACGGTATGCTCCGTGC